TTCTGGCCGCCTCGGTCATACCGCATGCACCTTCGGTGTAATGCCAAACAAAGCTGGCCTGCATTTCAGTCAACTTATGCTCCGCATCTTTATCAAACTGTATCGGTGCTTCTGATTTTTTACTTGTTGGCTTTTTTGTTCTTGGCATCTTTATTATCCTTTGCTTTGCTACCCCAAATCTTTTCCCAGGCATCCCTATATTTATTTGTGTCCTCTTTCCTTCTTTTAGAACCCTTACCCATAAGTGCACAGTGTAGAGTGCATAGCACTTCTATTATACCTATTATGTAACCCGTAAGAATGTAATCTTACGCTAGTTAAGTAATATATATATATATAATACACTATACCCTTATATAGTATAAACCCAGCATTAATAAGGCTTTCAGCAAGGGTACAGCTTTTTTTACTATACCCTGTGCTATACCCTTTTAACGCCTTATTTGTCATTTATGTTCCCATCTGCAACCAAAATAGCAATACCGACTAATATTATTGATGCGGCCAGCACCGAGAGAAAGGTAACAGCTGATATGCAAATTATCTCTTTTAGCAGCTCAATCATCAAAATAATTCTTGTGATTTTTGTTTGTGAGCGGCCTCTATTCTGGCACACGCTATCTCAAAATAATCTTCATCCATCTCTATACCAACAAAACTTAGACCCTCTTCTATCGCCGCCTTACCTGTGCTACCACTACCCATAAATGGGTCAAGCACAACTCCACCTTTCGGTGTTACCAGGCGACATAAATACTGCATCAACTCCGTTGGCTTGACTGTTGGGTGTGTGTTTTTTCTTTTTGTTTCCCTCAAATTACCACTTCCAGTAAGCATTGAATTATCTGCTGTTGCACTCATAGCTCCAGTTCTAACTTCTTGGAAGCCATCCAACCCCTCATCTCTATCTTTTTTATTTGCTTTTGCACAATAAAAATATCGTGCTTTATCTGCAAATATTTCCTGCACTTCCTCAGAACCATCGTGCATGATATTGGCTGGGAATCTGCCATCAGAAGTAGTAGAGATTGCATCTTGTGGCATACCCTTGACACTTAAATTATAGCTATTACCACCGCCTTTGTTGCCAGCTGGTCTGTTAATCATTGTTTGGTTGCCAACCCTACACTCATCTATGTTGATACCACCTGTACCATGCTCTAACACATTCTCAGCTACACTGCCTTTAAATGGTTTCCTCGCCATAACAATCGGCTCATGTGCTGGCTTTAAAGCTGTACCCCAACCCTCGTATTGTTGTGCTTCTTTAGTGTGAAATTTTACATTTTGAATATGTTTTTTTTCAGAATAGTCTTTATCTCTGTAACCTTGCTTATGTTGCATTTTACTGTAGCCTATTTTGCTATCTACCAAATCTCCGTCTAATTTATTCCAATCTTTCCAATTTGCTGTTCCGTGTTTTAACTTGCCCTCAATACCTTTAGCTATGTTATAGGACTTTGGAAAACCACTACCATAGAGCCACATAATTTGGTCGCGGATTTCAAATCCTGCGTCTTCAATCGGTATAGCGCCTCGGTGATAAGTGCGAGAGCCAAAAAATGATAAAAGATGTGCACCAGGCTTTAATACATTATGTACTTGCGTCCAAATATCCATGTCAGGCACATCATAATCCCATTTCTTGCCCATAAACGATAGACCATAGGGCGGGTCTGTTACACAAGCGTCTATATCTTTTAATAAAGGCAAAACGTCTTTGCAATCAGCACAATATAGAGTTGCGTTGCCTATTTTTTTCATTTGTTTAATCATGTCTAAAATTTATCCGTATAGTTACTAAATTCATCGTCTATCGCCGAATAATCTAAGTCAAATATCTTCTTACCATTACTTCTGCGCGGCGTGATGCCCTTTTCGTGTAACACACGACTTGCCTCTTTGAAGTCTGGCATCCTCGGGGATTTAATCCCCAAATCGCGCAACAATTTGGTCATTTGCACTGGCTTAGCGTTTTCACTGTCAAAATTAACATGTTCTAATATCAAATCTTCAACACTAGACTGCGTTCTATATAGTTCGTTGCTATCTTGCAGTAATTCTCGCTCATCTGGTGATAAAAACCAGTTCTTTTGTCCTTGCACATACATAGTTTCTTTTACCTGGGCCCACAGCTGTTGCATATTGACGCCGTGATTAACATTGATGTCTTTGACCGCGAGTACCCAGAATCTACGATTCCCTGACGTGTCCGTCAAAAACTCGCGTGCATTGACCGATGCATAAAACGCCGTGCGGCGCTGATAGGTCGTAAAAGCACGGTCATAGGGTAGCCTTAACTCATCCGTGCGTGATGTTACAAAGGCTTTCAGCTGGTCTATATCCGATTTTTTAAAGGTAGACTCTATTTCGCCTAATTCTACAATCCAATGACTAACGGCTCGCTTTACAGAGTCCTTGTCAGAAGGGTTAAGCGTTGCACCCTCTAAGAGCCAGCCATTATTGTAATCACATAGGCGTTTGAACCATAAGGTTTTACCGAGTCCTTGTGCTCCTTGTAATACCAGTATGCCCTCTAATTCAACACCCTTAATCTCGTAAGCGGCGGCCACACAACTGATTAACCACTTCTTAAGTAGCATATCTCTAAGCTGTGCCGATTCCTCTGTAGTCAGCGAATTAAGAAAGTCTGGCAAACGGTCCTGTCCATCCCACGGCTCACTATCTATCCATTCTTTTACAGGATTATATTCGCGTGCTAATACTTTGAGATAGTCGCGCACCTTTGAATGAGGTATGCCCATGTTAATACAACGATGCTCTATTTCAATTAGCGACGCCTCTTCTTGCATGTCAGCGATAAAGGTCATTTCTGGTATGTCTATCTCCATCTTCTTCTTAATCACGTTGTAGCGCACATCAACATTGTGCGTCTTTAATACACCGTCAATATTGTCTTTAGTATTCAAGAAGCGTCCGCTTGCTGAACGCACAAAATCGTATTCAACAGGCACATCTATTCTCTGCGTAACCGCCTGCTTTATTGACCCAAGCTGCCGCTTTCTTTGCCTCTTTTTCGCCTGTCTGACTTTCGTCATTATCGGCGACAAAGACATGCTTATGATTTGGAAAATATTGATACATAACCTCTGCCACTTTAATCAGATTGTAAGCATCAAAGGCGACGACAACTGGCTGGGAGCGGTCAGCGTATATAGAGGCAGCTGTTGCATAACCCTCTGCGTAATTAAGGGTATCTGAGCTATTAAATATTTCTCTGCCGAGAAGAAAAAAGCTACCGCTTTTTTTAGAACCAGTGAGAAAACGCTTGGTGCCATCGGGACCGATATACTGTAGGCCAACGATAGTGCCCTGACCATCCTTCATAGAGATAACCAAATTATTATTGTTATCTTTTTTTAATCCATAGGATAAGACCTGTTTCTTTTCTAAATATTCATGCTTAACACAATCCTCACACTTATCCCAAATGGACTGTGCTCGCTGTGCGGCCTGCGTATATTTTTCTGCTGTCTTGACCTCTGCCTGGCGTCGTAGCTCTGCAATCTCCGCCTTCTGCTCTTTAGTCATGCGGTATCTTTTACTATTCTCAGGTTTCCAGGTTGCTGTAGGTTGGTCCGTGCTGACACGATAATCGCCAATACGACCGTAGGGGGAGGATTGGTCTAGCCAAGCTTGATACCAACCTACCAGCTTCCTTTGATTACCAATATTGATGTAGGCCCGACCTATTGAGCCATCGGTAACCAATCCCTTCTTAGGGTCTGGTTCATAGCCATTGGTGGCTAAGAAATCTTGAAATTGTGAAACGTAATCTTTGGTAAAGGGTGTGTTAAAATTCTTGTTAGGTCGTTTTATTTTTAATGACATCAATCCATCGCTTTTTTATGTGTTTACTTCTTTTGTAAAAGGTTATAGAATAATACCCAAGTTTATTATAATTTGCAAACACATTAGAGGAGAAAATTTATGAGCTTAACAATTAGTAGCGACGGTAGCGGCGAAAGTCTACCAAAATTACAAAAGGGAATCTATCTTGGAACTTGTTTCCGCATTATTGACTTGGGCACTACAGACCAAGAATACAAAGGCGTAAAAAGTAAAAAGACTAGAGTACACATAACCTTTGAAGTAACAGAGGCGTTGGACCCAGATAGTAATACTTCCAAAATGGAAGACGGTAGACCTTTCGCAGTTTCCAAAACGTACACTGCATCTTTATTTGAGGCTGCGGCTTTGCGTAAAGATTTAGAGAGCTGGCGTGGTAAAAGTTTTACCGAAGAAGAACTTGGCGGCTTTGATATTAGTAAATTACTTGGCTGCACCGCAAGAATAGAAGTGGGTCATACTGC